GAGTTGCAGGTTGCAATAGTTCTGCACGTATTCAATGGCGGCGCTTCGCAGCGCTTCGATTAAAGTGTCTTCGTCGCTGTGGTCAACACGCAAAAAGGTTTTGAGGTCTGCCGTGCTTACAATGCTGGACTCTGATGCCGTGCCTGTAATTTCTAGGGTATAGTACATGTCGCTAAAATACGGACAAAAAAAAGAGGAGACCGAAGCCTCCCCTTTCTATTAAGTATTTAAGTCTTACGAGTCAGCGCCTACAATCTTAGCTGCTGCAAATGGCAACGCTCCAATTGAGCCTGCTCGTCGCACCTTAGCATCAAAGAAAGTGTCAACGACAATCTTCACTGTACCTGCGCTAATGCCTGAGAACGGGTCAACTGTTACGTCGAGGCCACCCCAGTTAGCATAAAACATATCTGACCAGTCACCATAGTAACAGAAGCGCAAAGCGTCCCATCCTACTGCTGCTCCGAGTGCAACATCAGCACCACCGTCAATTAGCTGTGAAGCGTAAACCGCACCTGCATTAATTGAAGGAACTGAACCGCTTGACAATACATTATAGCCAAACATTTGACCGTTGTCAATTAAAGCGCTAACAGAATCTACGTTTGCCAACCCCATCAACTCAGCCATAGCAGTTGGATGCATAACGAACTGTGTGTTGTTCTCTGCTCCGTTTGCTGTGATCTCGCTCCACAAGTTGCGCAAGTCAACTGCTGCTGTCTTTAGCAAGTCGTTAGTGCCTGTCTCAGTACCCTTTACAACTGTACCCGTGCCGCCTGCCAAAGCAGTAGCGCCACCGATTCCGTGAACGGCAAGCAAAGCAATCTTGTCCTGTACGTTAGCAATAGAGCGTCCAAAGTCAGTAGCAATAACCTCGGCCATGTTGCCGTTAGTTTGGTTGATAGCTTCTTTCGTTACAATCATTTGCTGTGCAATACGCTGTGGACTTAGAGTCTGCTGACCCATTGCACCTGTGTTGCCTGTAAGTCCTCCCGCTTCAACTGGTTCTTCAGCCGCATCAGTTGGAAGTGAAGGCATCTTAATGTCACCAACAAAACCATTTAGCTGTGTTGCACCTGTAGCAGCAAGCAAAGAGTTAGATCGCAAAGCACCAACCAAAGCAGTTACCTCGGTGGCTACTGTTGTTACTGCGTCATTAACGTTACCAGCTACAACTGTCCCGTAGATATTACGCGCTTCGTTGAGCATTGACTGAGGAATAGCAAAATCACCGCGCAAGCCTAGGCCCAAAGCAGATGCCTCGCTGCGTGCTTCCTGTGCGATTTCCTTTTCCAATCCTGTCACGCCGCCCTGTGCTGCTTCGCGCAAAGCCTTGCCCAAATCAAACTGAGCTGTGGCCTTAATGACTTCCTTGTCGCTTCGCACAACTGCATCGGCTGCAACCGCAAGACGCTTCAGGCGTGCTTCGTTTTTTGACAATGCATCGCGCTGCTGTTCCGCGGCTTCAAGCTTTGTGTGGATATCTTGCGTCTCTGCCAATTCCTCAGTAGTAAGCGCTCTTTCCTCGGTTTCTGCGAGGTCGTTGACGTTAGCTAGCTTTGCCTCTAGTTGGCTGATATAGCGTGCCGCGTCTGTTGAGTTTCTAAAATTCATAATCTTTAAAAGTTTCGCGGGTCGTTCCGCTATTGTAGCAAAGGTACGTACTTCGTTCTTTTCGTTTCCTACCTCTGATTTTGTTTCGGTTTCTTGTACTGGCTCAGGCTTGACCTCTGCCATGTTGCGTGCCGCTACCGTAGTAGTTGGGTACGCTGGATACGTTACGGGCGACACGTCTAGCAGTCGCGCCATCTTTGTCACCGTGCGCATGGTGCGCGATTCATTCCACTCCTGATCCTGTATGGTAAACGCGAAAGAGCTTTGTGATATATCACCGCGCTTAATAAGTTTGTAAAGATCGCGCCCGTCTTGCGTGTCTGCCAATGCAGCGCGATACTTTAGGCCGCTTTCGTCAACGCTTAATTCTAGCGTGCCGTTCTTCGTTCGTGCCATCGGTGCGCCGTCATGGTTCAGCAACAGCCGCACGTCATCTTCCATAACCTCATCGAATGCACCGCGTGCAATCTGTTCTTTGAAATATCCAAGGTCTGTGACCTGCTCAAAGTTTGCTGCATATCCTTCGATAACTAAAGCGTCATCGCCAGCGGCTCGCACTTCGCTTGTTCGTAGTTCTACGTTCTCGCCGTACTGTTCACGAATTTCTTGCTGGTGCTTTTCTGCATTACGATAAGGCTTTTTCTTGTCCTTGCCATTTGTAGCTACGTCGTGCGATTCGCAAGCCATGTAACCTGTTTGACCTTCAAACTCGTGCGTGTGGTATCCTTCGCAGCCTTGCCGCTGTGCTTGCTCTAAGGCTTCATCCACGGTGCTAAAAACAGGCTCACCGTCTAGTGTACCGAGGCGCTCACGTTGCGCAACTACTCCGTCGCTGCTATTCTTTTCTTCTTTCATTGCATTAACTTTTGATTCGCTCCAATTCAAAGCAGTATCGCCGCCCCAAAGTAGATAACTAATAGTGCCGCACGCTTCAGTGTCGTCCGGGTTGTAATATGTTCTCGCGCGGCTCAAAAAGCTAAACATCCTTTTTACTCGCGCATCGCTTAGACTTTCTTTGTTTGACAGAATACGTGCAGTCTCTTTACCAACTGCCGTAGCGCATTTACCGCCTACCTCTTCATTTAGACGTAACCCGCGCTTTGCGTTGTTCGTCATTGAGTCAGGGTATTTATCAAACGCCATCGCTGCTGACTTTATCGCTGTACTTCTCTAAACGATCTAACGCAATTTGATTGACTTGCACCGTGTGCGTGTCACCACCTTGCACCTTGTTCAGGTCTTCCGCCGCCCTTGCTTCGTTGATGCTTATGACTCCAGCCTTTACAAGCGTATCGTAGTACTGCGCACGGCTGACGCTATCGCCTCGCAATAGGTCGCTCAAGTCAAAGCGTGTAAAGTGTGTAGGCCGTTCGTCAGGTGCTAACAGCTTGCAATTCATTTCCTGCTCTAGCCTGCGAGTCCAAGGGACGATAGTATACTTTGCAAACTGAATGGCTTGCTGCTCCGTGTTGCTGTAAGTAACGTTTGACTGCACACCTACCATGGAAGGCGGCACGCCAAAGATTCTGCAAATCTCTTGGTTCATAAAATCGCGCTGCTCTGTTAAGCTTGCGTTCTCAGGATCTACTGCAATACGATTGTAGCTAAACCCAAACGGCAGCAACTTAGTGCCTAGCTGGTCGCCGCTATTGTTCCAACTGTCTTTGATAATATCAATCTGCTCTTTCTTGAGCGGCTCATTGCTTGACAATATCCCGGTCATGTTTCCGCTGCTGCCAAAGAACTCCGCTGCAAAGTCCTGCGCTGCCTTGGCTAGTCCTAACATCTCGCGGTGTAACTCAATAGGACTTTGCCCGTACAAGTTGCAAGTGATAAGCATATCAGCATGGAAGTAGATGCCATGATCTTTTATGTCATAGACTAAATCGCTGTCAACCATCTTTTGCTTTACACTCTTTGGGTTGACTAGGCAAAGCTCATACGGATCGCCATTCGGCAAGCGCTTAATAATTGCATAAGCCTTGCCATAAATAAGGACGTTGCTAATGTATGTCTCCCAAAAATCAAAGGCAGTGTATCCCGGCTCGGGTTCTTGACTGATTAGGTCTTGCGCTACGTGGCCTGTTGCTTTGATAACGCCGTCTTCGTTCCGCGTCATTATATCCAAGTGCAGTTGTGCAATGGTTGACGCGATGCGACTGACACAAGCATAAACTGTAGTCAATCCTAGCGCTGTCTCTGTGTCGATGTATGCGCCGCTCTTTGTTGAGATACCGCGCAAGTGCGAAGCAAAAGACGGATAACCTGTATATGCTACCTGTACACCGCCACGCTTAAAAATCCGTTGGAACAAATTTGCCATTGTGCGCTAAGTTACGAAAGGTTGATAATTTCAAAAAAGCCGTCATCTTCGTTTGGTGTTTTCATGTGTTCACCTATTGCCATAATCATCGCAACGATTGGATCAATCTTACCGCTGCTCTTTTGTTTGTCTGCTTTAATGTTGCCTGCTGGGTCTGTCTTAAGTTCTACGTTACCCAGTGCCCAACGCAGTACTGGGTCACCGTCGTGCCATATCTTACCAGTCCGTGTCATGACCTCGACCTGTTTTGTTGGGCTGCTCATAGATACAAAGCCCTGACCGAATGGCGTTAAAGGCACGCCGTCATCAACTAAGTCGATAGCAATCTGCGTGCTGTTGTATCTATCAAAAGCAATCTTCTCAACGTTGTATGTCTGCATTAGATTGCTCTCGTCAATGACTTGACCCTCGGGCCTGTTCATTACGCCGCTAACCTTGCGCCGAATGCTTGCGTAGTCTGTTACATTGCCGTCAGTAAAATGCACGTTGGGCAAGTCAACAAAGGTCCGATATATGTGGCCCGGGTCTCGGTCTAAAACTGCATGAACTGTGTCCTCAGGTAACCAGTAATGCCCCCGCACATGATAGCCGCCTTCGTCAGGGTAAACCATAACCAGCGCAGTCATATCCGAAACGCTTGCAAGGTCAAGGCCACCATAACAGCGTAAGCCTTTTAAATCTGCATCGCGTTTGTTTTCCATCCATACCTCATCCTGTATCCAAGTCTTTGAGGCTGTCACCCATTTGTTAAGGTGCTTAGTTTTAAATTCTACTTCTCGCGATCCGCCTACGTTTATCGCTTGCTGCAGTTGGCTGTCTAGTAACTGAGGCCGTAGCGCTGTGCCCAATGACGGGTTTGCTTTTATCCATGTGCTATTGTCAGTCCAGTCGTCTTCATCGTCCAGCTCATAGATAATAGCAAACTGCGCGTCATCGTGCTTGACTTCGTCAAGTATTTCCTTGCACGTCTTTTGCAATTGGTAGCATGGTGACTCTCGGTTAAAGCCTGCCGTGGTAATTGTAAGGTGCATTGGGTTACGACGCGCCTGCATTCCTGACCGTAACACGTTTGCCACGCCGTCCGTTTGGTGCGCGTGGTATTCGTCAATCCCTGCAAAGTGAATATTTAAGCCGTCAAGCGTATCGCGGTCTGCGCTTAGGTACGTGCATCGCGCTGAGAGCGTCGGCGCTTTGATGTCGTGTTTTCCTGCTTTGAGATGTTTCCTGAGCGGCGGCGAAACCTGAACCATCCTTTGCGCTTCGTCGAATCCAATCTTGGCTTGGTCTTTCTTAGTCGCTGCAAAATAAACCTCGGCAGCTTTTTCTTGATCAAAGAAAAGAGCAGCGAGCGCACAGCCTGCCATAAGAGTGGTCTTCCCATTTTTGCGAGC